GTTTGACCGGCCTGAGCCGCTAGATCCTGAGTGACTAGCTCGCCAACAGTTTTAGGCTCGCGGTTATCAGTGCTATTTAAATCAGTCATTTTAAATTCCCCGTAGTTAAGGCCGTTATTGGCCAGTCCTGATTATGCGATAAACGCAACCAATAGTGCAAATAAAAAAGGCCGGAGTTATTCCGGCCTATCGGTTAGCTATGGGTATAGCCGTCGGGTTCGATCCCGAGCCACATACCACACCATCGGATCATATAACTGGTGTCGAACGTCGCACGCATTGCACGGCGTCGAAACTCCAGAAACGATTGCGCTCCATCGGGATCGCGACAGAAAACGCGGTACAGGGATTCAAGTTGCGCTCGGTTCATCTCACGCCCCCCTCGGATCATCGTCCGCCATAATGGTTTCTGTGTCCAAAACATAACCTGTTTCCGGATCATGTTCGTTCCACTCCATTAGCTCGCGGAGCGCAGTATTAAGATCGCAAAATAAATGCTCGACAATATAGCCGTCACTGGTGCGGATCGTATGTACAGTTGCCATTTCAATTTCTCCCGTAGTTATGAAATGAGTTGACAATATCGCATAGCTATTTTCGATGGTCAATAAAAAGGCCGGCGGGATCGCTCCGGCCGGCCTGTATTAGTCGCGGTAATTAAGCGGCGACTTTGTCCAATAGTTTACCGGCGCGACGCTCAATTTCGATCCGGTTATCTTGGTGCGGAATATCACGGGCAATAGCGGTGATCGCCTGAGCCGCATCCCACACTGATTCCATTGGGCGGCCTTCCTCTTTTTCATGCCGTTGCATAGCGGCCTTGGCCATACGCTGACTCAGGCCGGCGCGCTTGGTCAGAAAGTCCAGACGATCATCGTCGGTTTTGGCGACGTTCGCTGACTTAGCTTTCTGCACGCCTTCCACAAAAGTAGACGTCGCACCAGTCGCAAACGATTGCAGGGCAGGGCGCGCCTCAATGGCGAAACGATCCGGCGCGAACTTGGTGTGGCGAATCTTGATCTCATGGAAATTCTCGACGCCCCATAAGTTGCGATTCATACATACGCCACGCAGGTACATAGCCGCCACGCCGGCGGTCTTACTGCCGGTCTCTGAGTTCCACGCATAGAACCCTCGGAACATTAAGTCTGGCTCGCCGTTAGCTAGCTTGCCGACTTCAATTGGATTGCGATCATCAACCAAGAAAACAAAGATATCTCGATCACTGGCAAACAGCGTCGTGGTGTCTTTGGTGACTGGCACTTCAGGATCATAAACCGCCATGCCGTTGGAGCCATGACCCACCATCATTCCGGGTACTTTCCAACGCCCGCCGCTCGCATCAACCAAGTCTTTGATGGGCTTCAGGATCTCATGATCGTAAATGCGGCCGTAGTCAGCACCAGTCGCCGCACGCAATTCGCCGTGATCGCCCTGACTGTACACCTTAACCAAGTCGCGAGACCGGTTATGTTGCAAGCCCCACTGCAAACAGTCCGCAACCATCGGGGCGGGCAGGTCTTTGAGATAACCGGCCGGCGCTCCCGCCAGTTGAGCTAACTGACCGAATGACCAGTTGGTTGGCATATTCTCACCCTCGATCCCGTTTTCATCACGATACTCAATGAACACGTCACCCCTCGATGGATTGTCAGCATCAACAGTGCCGACGATATTCATCTTGTGAGTATCGACGATCCGAGACTTCATCTGACCGGCGTCGATTTTCTTGTGAGCCAACATGTCGTCGAGTGTAAGGAAACGTTCATCTTCAGGGCGGTTGAACCAGTTAGATGAAACAGCAGAGTTGCCGATACCATGAGCAAAGGCGTTTGTTTGATAAGTTGCCATAACAAAATCTCCCGTAGTTATTGGCCGAGCAAAATTGCTCACTGGCGATATTCCTATAAAGCGCAACACAATGCAAGTAATTTTTTAGAAAATAAAAAAGGGGCTTTCGCCCCTCTCTTAGTTGGGTGCAGTACACCCCATTGGGTTAGGCTCGCCCTCCACTTTAGGTAACCACTTCTTTAAGAAGCGTTTGACCTGACCAAACTGGCGTTTGGCGATCTTGCGAGTCTCCGGATCGGAGCTAATCAGTTCATCGTAATGAATGAACCCATTACCGGCTAAGAACTTATCGTGGACATAAACGGCCTCAGACAAGATGTCTAAGTCAGAGTAGTCATCGATCTCACAGTTATCGTCTACCGAGCAGACTTCCACCAATGAGTATGCAAGTTCCTCACACTTGAGAGCGTCCTTGACGATCTCCCGATGCTGTTGGTTAGCCATAGCTAAACCTCCCGTAGTTGATTGTTAATAAACTTCCTCGGGGGCTTCCCGAGGTGACTGAGATTTCCCAGTCATGTGGCCATTATCGCATACCTGATTCGGGTTGTCAAGTTAATTTTTTAAAAAGTTATTTAGGGTTGGGTACAAAAAAGCCCCGACTGGCGGGGCTTAGTGGCTAGCGACGACGTCTAGGTTTCGGCCGCTGTTTTTTATGTGCCTTTTCCCAAGCGTCTTCACCATAAAAAAGCTTGGCTAGCCATTCAATCAAAAACATCAATCATTCTCCCCTTTGGCGTAGTCCATGATAAAGCCGAGTTTCTCGCATAATCCGATCACGTCCGCCGGCAATTCATATACGCCGTCATAGTCAACCAGAACGACGCCGTCAAACCACAGTCCGCCGCTCCCCCCTTCATCACCTAACTCGGCATGTTCAAACCCAATCGGTGTCCCCGATTCATCGAGGTACACCGTCCAGTCTTTCCGAGTTATGTAGCGATTCAAAATGCTCTCAACGATTTTCATCAGATTCCTCCACGGCATAAGTGTCACACCAACCAATCGCTTCAAATATTTCATGGTCAGTCAACGATGCTATGCGTTCAACGACAGCCAACCGAACTTGAGCCGGAGTAATATCACGGCCGTCTTCCTGATAGGAAATGATGGTGAAGGCAATGTCGTACATGTGGTTGTACGCAGTTTCAGAGTTCATGACAGAAACTCCCAATCAATAGCCGAATCAATCACGTCCCAGTTGATACCGTAATTAGCATCAAAGTCGTGACAAATTCTTTCCATGATTGATTCGATCTGATCCATAGTCAGATCAGAATGACCCATCGCTTCCGCCCGTTCGCGGATGTCGTCTGGATACCAAAGGTCTTCAATGACTAGCGTGCCATTGCGTTTAACTAATTTACTCATCGCTAAATCCTCCCGTAGTTGTTAGCGAATTTGCAGACTATGCGATTAACGCAAAGAAATCAACCCCCAAAGTTTTTCCCAGTCAACAGGAAAGCCGCTACGGAAAACGGGTTTTACTTTAGCCATGCCGTCCACCTTCAGATCCAAAGCGCTTTCACCTTTGTAAAGCAAGACTTCCGGTTCTGAATTCTTAGGCTGTCTTTTGATAAGCACCCAAGTCGAAGCATGACTATGGGTGTTAAGGAAGGCGACTTGATGCGGCCGCAGACCCACTGTGTTGCCCCGAGTGACTTTTAATTCAATAAGGTGTAGCCCACCTAGCTCATCACAAACAAGAAGGTCTGGTATTCCTGCGGTTAGCCAAGTTTCTAACCGCGTCAAAATTAGATTGCGATCAATCCTCTTTGTCCCTTCCCGAATCTGCTTGTAGAAGTTGCTCTCCGTCGTGTTCGTCTTCTTCTTGGTAGCTTCCTCCCACGGGAGTGACATCGACGATGCTTGACTCATAACTTCTTCTCATCTCATCCAATGCTTTCATGACTTCCTCTTTACTCATCTGATCAATCGAGCCATGTCTAATTTCTGATTTATTTACATAGATATCGCCATGAGCTTGACCTCTACGATATTCCGCTTGGACTGCCGCTGAGTAAGCCCCGTTCTGTAAAGCTTCATCTCGAATACGTTGAAGGTCTCGCAAATGCCGCTGAAAGTTGACGCCGTACTTAACGTCCAGTTCATCCCGATATTCCTTAATTGCCGCAACAACATGCGGACAAAATTGCGGGTTGGTCATTTCATGCGCTCGAACATGTGCGCTTGCCGGAGGATAGCCGGCATTGATCGCGGCTTCCCGCATTGTGATCTGACCATCGTTGCTGACCAGTTCCTTAACAAATAGCTCCTGCTTGCGAGTGAGCTTCCGCTGTCTTAGCCGATCCAGTTCAGCCTTCTGCGTGACAGGATCTTTCTTAACTCTGGGCATTGTTTCTCCTAACAGTAAAAAGTCGTATCAGAGTTAAAATATAGCGTTCTTTCTTATATAGAGCAAAATTCAAAAAATATTTTTTTCAAACTTCCCCCGCCTAACGCACTTTTGATTTATTCATTTGTTGGTTACATATTTGTAGTTACATGGTGTAACAGTTTATGTAACCTCTGAAAGTCTTGCTACATATAGGATAGAGCGATTTGGTTACACGGTTACACCGGTTACGGCCATTTTTTCAAAAAAATATTTTTATAATTTCTGAGCCATATAAGTAACATGTAATTTTTGTAACCAAAAACAAGAAAGCCCCGTGAGCCGTGGACTCCGGAGCTTTTCCCGTTGTTACACAATCTGTAAAAGTTACGCCGCTTTCTGTGATTCCTCACATTTTGCCGATTTTGCG